TATTGATATTTGGGACAAGCATAAGGCCGACTTGGTGCTCATTGCTCGGCGAATGCGCCCGGTGCTTTATCCAGACAAATGATCGGAGGAAAAGAAATGTTGACTAGCATTTATAAAACATCAGCCACCCACCTATATCAGGAACTGGTCGGTGAGCGGCAAGACAACGTGGAAGCACTGACCAAAATGATTATCGAGGGCGAACACTTCAATGATGATGAGGCTCTAACATACTCGGTGCGAATCCGGTTGTTAACTGAGTACATCGACGAAATTGAAGCCGTTGAAAAAGCCGCAGACGCTGGCACGTCAGACGGCCTGAAAGGAGATTAACTTATGGCTGCATTATACGATTTGCAGGGTGCTTACGCCAGGGTGGAAGCATTAGCTGCCGACCCCGAGAGCGACCCGGAAGCAATTAAAGACACGCTGGCTTCCATCAAGGATGGCATCAAGGAGAGGGCGGTCGGTTACGCCTATGTCATTAAGTCGGTAGATAACAACATTGCCGAAGTGGACGCTGAAATCAAGCGACTAAATGATCGTCGGCGAGGGCTGACAAGTAATCGTGATCGCTTGAAACAAGCATTGACTGACGCTTTTCAGGTCGCCGGGATTAATAAAGTGAAAACGCCGACGCTCACGGTTTGGATTCAGGCTTCCACGTCGGTTCAGGTGCCAGAGGACTATCGGTTGCTGCCGCCGCAGTATGTGACCAAGAAAGTTACGCATGTTCCGGACAAACGGTCCATTAGGGAAGCGCTCGAAGCCGGCACAACGATTGTAGGCGCTGAACTGCACACTAATTGGTCACCACGGATTCGGTAAGGAGGAAACTATCATGAAAGCAATAACTGAAGTTACTCCACAAAACAAGTTAGTGCTTATTCGAGGTAGGAAGGAAGCCCAGGCGACAATGCCGGTTTTCATCCCGATTGAATTGCATGAAAAGTTGAAACAGCTGTCTGCTGACACGAATTTATCCATGAAAGAAATTGTGGATACTATGATCCGTTGGGCCATGGATAACCTGATTGTGGCAGACTCTGATGGACGTCATGTATAAGCTACGCAACTACCAAGAGGTAACTATCAACCGGATTTACGAGCAGCTGAAACTCGGTCATCGGTCAATCATGGTGCAGCAACCTCCGCGAACGGGAAAGACAGTAATCATGGCCGAAATTGCCAGACGGGCAACCCGAAAGGGCAATAGTGTGCTATTTCTGGTCCACCGTAAGGAACTGGTTGACCAGGCAAGGCGGACCTTCGAGGAGCAAGGCGTTGATATGTCACTGGTGACAATGGGAATGGTCCAGACGATGACACGACATGTCGGCGAATTATCAGAACCAACCATCATCATGATCGACGAAGCACATCATGTGTTGGCAAAATCGTATCGGCGAATCATTGATGCATTTCCCAGAGCGGTGCGGATCATGGTAACCGCCACACCCTGGCGAATGAATGGTGCGGGCTTTGAGGGAGTAGCTGATTGCTTAATTCCTGGACAGTCAATGGGTAATTTAATCAAGCATGGCTTTCTGGCCCCAATCAGATATTTTAGACCCCCGGACATCAATACGGCAGAGCTAAAAACAAAAGCTAATGGTGAATTTGACGAGCAATCAGTAGCGGAGGCGTTGAAACCAAAGATTTACTCCAATGCTGTGAAAATGTATTTGGCCCACGCCAGGGGCATGCAAGCAATTGCTTACGCATACAATGTTCAATCTGCAAAACAACTCGCTAAGAATTTCAATGATGCTGGCATTTCGGCGGCAGAAGTAGATGGAGCCACGCCTAAAGAAGAACGTGACCGTTTAATTCAACGGTATAGAGATGGAAAAATCACGATACTGACCAATGCGGAACTGTTTACCGAGGGGTTGGACTTGCCCAACGTGGATTGTGTCATTATGATGCGGCCCACTCAATCACTATCGCTCTATTTACAATTCTCCATGCGGGCGATGAATCCACGAGCTGGCAAAACGGCAGTAATTATTGACCATGTGGACAACCTAAGCCGGTTCGGGCTGCCAATTGATGAACGAAGCTGGACACTTAAAGGGACACAAACTGCTGGGCGAAAGCACGGCGAGACGATCACGCCCACAACGACATGCCCATATTGCTTTGCAACTTTCTATCGCAAGGGGCGCAAGACCTGCCCCATATGCGGGCGGAAGTTGACTGTCCCAGATGAAGAAAGCGGCCCAGTTCACATTGACGCCGACCTAGTGGAAGTGAGTCAAGCGAAGCAACAGGCGAAACGCCGAGTGGAGATAGCTCATATGATTCGAGACAGCGAAATGATGAAGTGGATTGCCGATAAGACTCCTGACCAGTTGGAAAACATGATCCAGCTTCAATATTACGCCAGACTCCATGGATATAAACCGGGATGGGCCTATGTCGTAGGAAAGAAGAGAGGTTTTGTTAGATGAGTGTACTACCCAAAAACGAACCACAGAAGACCGTTGACATTCCGCATAACTTTTTCATCTGGGGTGCCACCATGAGCGGTAAATCATACTTGGCAGAGCATTTTCCGGCTCCGTTATTCTTAAACACTGACGGGAATGCGTTGGAAAACTCCGCTCCATCAATCCAAATTAGGAACGTTAAGGGGCCTAATCGCACGCTTAAGCAAGATGTCATTAAGCAACTGGACGAGATTATTCTGGCTTTGATGAACGAGCAGCATGGGTACAAAACAATTGTGGTAGATGTTATTGACGACTTAGTGGTCATGCTGGAGCAAGCCATTTCTGCCCGCAACAAGGTTGAAACGCTGGCTGATGTCCCATACGGGCGAGGATATTCAATGTTCAACACGCTGTTTCAAGAATTTATTTTGGAGCTCAAAGCCCTGGACATGAACGTGGTGTACATCTCCCGGATTGCGGAAGTTAGCGACGGAGTTGGAACTGAAACCGTGGAAGTTCCCAGCTTGAAAACAAAATATTACAACGTCGTTAACGGGAACTCGGATCTGGTTATTCAAACCAAACGAGTGGGAAAGAACTACATTCGCCGAGTCACTGACCAGCGGCGAAAATACTACCGTGATGATATTACCGACAAGGGTATTTTAAGAGTATTGGACAATGTTCCGGGCGTATTTTCCACCCGGGTACAGACAAACAAAGGAGAGACTAAATAATGGGTTTACTTGATAAAGCACAGGAAGTTTTGGCAGGATTCGATTCAACGAAGGATAGCCCTAATCAGCCCCTAGGATTGCCTTCAGGACAATATGACGTGGTGGTGAATACAATTGACCATTACGTTTCAAAAGGCGGCTGGGACGGCCTGCGGATCATCACAGAGGTCAATATTGGCGACCAGGTGGGCACCAAGGACTACAACATGTTCAATTTTGATGAGGTGACCTCAACTGGTAAACAGGTACCGGATCGTGTACTTTCCGGTCACATTAAACTTGTTGCAAAACTTGCTAATGCATGCGGCGTCACATTGAAGGACGAGGACTGGGAAGACATCGATCATCTCGTCACTGCGTTCAACTTTGGTGGGGCAATCGGGAAGATTGTCAAGATGGACTTGGATGTTCGGGAGAACAAGAAGAACCCGCAATATCCATACAAGGATTACGACTTTGAGCCAACTGAACAGCCTGAACCGATTGAGATTGACGATGCCAACTTGCCTTCCAATATGACCAGTGCCACGCCATCGAACGGCAATACTAACGATGCTGCACCATTGGATGACGACGATCTGCCCTTCTAAAGTATCTATGATGCAGAGTCATTAAACCGCCGAATGGGTGAGATGCCCGTTGGAAGGGGATTGTTATGGAGAACTTAATTAATTACGCCAAGTATTATGCTCAGCACGGCTTCTACGTTCTGCCGATGGTAGACAAGGAACCAATCATTAAATTTGCCGATCATCCGGCGTTGACAGAAGAGCAAATTGACAAAATATGGTTGCTAAAACCGTTCGCTCAGATTGCGGTGCGTACTGTTGATTTCTTTGTGGTCGATATTGACCGGCATGATGGCGGCGCTGATGGCTTCAAGAGTATTAAGGAAAGCGGACATGTTGACTGGTTTCCCAAAACATTAGCGCAGACTACCGCGCATGGTGGCAAGCAACTGTTCTACCGAAAGCCAAAAGGTACAGAAATTAGTCAAAATATCGGCTGGATGCCGGGCGTGGACATTAAAGCCCATATTAACAATTACGTAATGATTGCACCGAGCCAAGTTGGAAATGGCCGGTATCGTTGGGCTAACAGTTTGCCAATGGCGGATGCACCAGAAGAATTGATTGCATCAATAAACAAAGAGAAAACGTCGTCCACTCTTTTCACAGCGAATTTCGTACCAAACTTCAATGGGCGGAAATCCAATACAGCAGAGTTCTTTGAGCAAATTGTAAATGGCTTAGGCGAAACTGGCGGGCGAAACAATGCGTTGGCTGCTTTCGTCGGTGGCTTGCTGGTTCGCAATGTTGATCCAGAAGTTGCTTATCGCCTTGCAAAACAAGCCAACAGTAATACGCCCAAGGCATTGGGTGACAAAGAATTCGAAAAAACGTTCGACAGTATCGTGCAGAAGGAAATTCGACGAAGGGAGGCGATGGATGGTGGCGGACAAGGAAGCAATGGAGGCTCTGGCGAAGCAACAACGTAAAGTAGTCCCAATGGGAATCAAATTTAGGGTCAACGATAAAGGCTATGTTATACCCAACAGCATTCGAAACGTTGCGCTTGCTTTGGAACATGATCCATTGCTTATGAAGGTCTTCCGGTACAACGAGTTCACCCATGAAATAGACGTGACCAAGGGCATCAAAGAGCTGCACATTGCAAAAGGCCAAATGGTTGATGATTACGTATCGCTTTGCCTGAGTTACATCGAAGGTAAGTACCACGTCCTGTTTAACGACAAAGTGTTCAATGCAGGGCTAGTCCAGGTTTCTCGTGATTATGCATACAATCCGTTGAAGGAGTACATGGAGGACGCTCTCCGGCATTGGGACGGCAAGACTAGAGCGGATTCGTTCTTGCCGGTGTACCTAGGTGCAGAAATGTCACCTGTCACCACGTTAATCACGAAACTGTTCTTCGTCGGTGCAGTTGGAAAAGTTTACAAGCCAACTATGAAGTTCGATTTCGTACTGGATTTGGTGGGCGGCCAAGGCGCCGGTAAAACCACCTTGCTTAAGCGGATGGGTGGTGCCTATTACACCGATCAGTTTACCGATTTCAAGGACAAGGACAGCTACGCCATTATGCTGCGAGCACTAATCCTAAATGATGATGAAATGACTGCCACCAACAACAGCAGTTTTGAAGACTTGAAGAAATTTGTATCAGCGGAGCAACTGGAGTTTCGATTTCCATACAACCGCCGACCGGAACGTCGGGCAAAATCATTTGTGATGGCCCGTACTACCAACGAGGACACCTACTTGAAAGATAAGACGGGGGAACGACGATTCCTGCCAATCATGGCGCGATTGGATAATCAAGTGAAACATCCAGTGACTGAACTAACACCGGAGATTGTCCAGCAAATGTGGGGTGAGTTCGTCAGCTATTACAAGAATGGATTCAGTTTTGCTTTGACGAAGGATCAAGTAGAGATGCTGGAAGAACACCGCAAAGAATTCATGTATGTGGATGCGGTAGAAGATCAAATCGACCGGCTGCTGAGCACTTGGTCTGGTGACTTCATTACCAGCAATGAGCTTGCTCGCGAGATGGGTGAAAAGAACTTGGTATCAAATCGAACTCTGGCAAAGAAAATTAAGTACGTCATGGATAACCGTCGCGACTGGGAATCCAAGAAGAAAAAAATTGATGGCATTTCTACTCGTGGATATGAGCGGAAAGGTGGTCACTAGTGGTCATAAGGTGGTCACTAAAATCAAGGCTAGTGACCACCGCAAAATCTGCATGGCTGTAAGGGCGAGCACCACCGGTGGTCACTACTACACTATATTCCATAAACATTAATATTTATATTATATATAAGGGAGAAGGGCCAGAAATCACAGGGAAAAGTTTCAAAAGTAGTGACCACCTGACCACCAGGGGTCAAACACATGTGGCTGTAAGGTAGAGCCCGGTGGTCACTAACTTTTCCTAGTGACCACCCGAATAGTTATGTTAACTAAAAACGGGAACGTATGGGCCAATTTGCGAACAAGTAATCGCATAGAGAGGAGATTCAATGACAGCAGAAGCAAAAATTCAAAACGACATCCGAGTGGCTGTCTCGAAAGCTGGACATTCAATTTTTCGGGCAAATGTAGGCACGGTTAAGCAGAACGATGGACGGTATTTTACCACAGGATTACCCGGCGGATTTCCAGACCTGTTTGGTTTCCGCAAGGGTGATGGGAAGTTTTTCTTTATTGAAGT